ACCATCTTAATTGACTGATGGGTCACGCTCTGTGCTGTCAAAAACAGACACAGGAATTAGGTCAGCCGAGTGGCCATGCCGTCCCCACATTAATGGGGGGAGCGGTTTGCCCGATCGTACTGAATAACCAAAATTCCGTTCGCTCATTGACTTCAATGATAACGAATTAGGGACAAAACGATTACGCTTTTGCACCAAATCCGCATGGAGTTTAGTGACCGAGCCCGGCGCAACCTTTACAGTCGTCGTAATAATACGCGACTGGAACCGTTGAGCCAGGAAACGAACAGAAGGAGCGTGTTTCAACGTTTTCACTCGAGGACGATTGAAAAGTTGACGCACGGCAGCAGGATTTCTGGCACTCATAATTGCCGAATCCACTCGCACGTAGCCCTCCCGAGGTGATGTAATGAACTGGCGCTTTAGCACCAGGTCATAAATCATCTTGGCAGAAGCCACATCCTGCTTGTCCAACATAGGGATTAATGAAAGACCCCCATGAAGGTGCAAGTCAGGCAGCGAAATGGACGACAAATATGCGAACCACTTTCCTGACAGGCGATTTGGCTCAACCGGGTACTGGGGGACATTAATGCCACCCATAACCTCAGGAGCCCCGATGGGAAGACCCATGTCGACAGCAGCCTTCCAAACACTCTTAAACTTAGAGTGCTTGAACAGGCCCCTGACCCCAAGTGTCTTCCGATCTGCCTGGATACCTTGATCCCGCAGCGACCCGGAGAAGGCCGAGGGGAGGTTATACCAATTAACCTCCCCCTTGCTTCCTCCGGAAGGAGCAACCCAATATGACAAGGGGAAGAAGTAACCCTCCTTCCCTTTATTATACGGTACCTCACAAAATAGCCCCCTGGACCGGTGTAAAAAGCTCTTATAAGCGCTAATAATCCCGCCCAGCGATGCCATCGCTGCATCATAACGTAGACGTAGAGCCTGCGTCATGCCCGGAACGAGCGCATCGTCACCTGTAGTCTTAGCCTTAGTCTTACCGACTTTGGCCATGGCATAAAAGGTAACGAGCGGTAGGACCGCCCACGACGTCGGCTCTCCCATCATAGCACCTCGGGTCGTCTCGACTGCTAACACAGGAGTGCAAGCAGCACGAATAAACCCCTCGTACTCGCGGGTGAACGTCAACAAGTCAGACTCTGATATGGCCTGGCTCTTATCGGTCGAAGACTTCCCAGGATTCTGTTGAATCTTGGGGGGTTTTTGCCCGAACATATAGTCTTCCAAGGCGGCCGGAACCCTAGCTAACTTGACTCCGTTCGAAGAGATCATAACCATCTCCTCGTACGAATCAGTGAGCTTCTGGACTCCAGCTTCCTCCCCGAAGAATGGGCCCCATTCAGGGAACCAAAAGTCAAAAACAATAGTTGATGACGAGGCTACCTCTAGGGACACATCTTCAAACAGGTCAACTCCCGGAAGACAATTCTCATACATTGCCAGGGGAACTCCTGCC